CCGAGAGGACTACTGTTCCTACGTTGCTTGCTAGACCATTAAATAACAAATTAATTCCTGTGCCACTTGGATGTGAAACAGTCATAGCAAGTTGTCCACCGGCATTAAAGAAGTAACGCGCAGCATCACCATTAGCAAAAGTTGCTGTATGTGTAAATGTTAAGGCTGAACTCCAACTAGCAGCACGTGAAACAGCATTGGCTGCAGTTGAACCTTGAGTTACTGCATTTAAACGACTGGTGAATATTGAAGTTAAGTTTGTTGGCAATGCGCTATGATATGTAATTATGCCGCCAGCTACAGGCACAGAAATACTTGAAATACTAGTGCCTTGGTGACTTGCAGCGTTAGCACAGTTGGAAATTAATGTAGCCCATTGACCTACAGCAGCAATGCTTTGTCCTGCACTTACGTTTGCTAAGGCAGTTTGACCGTATCCCTTATCACTACCACCAGTTGCCCACACAGCATTTAATGTGCCTGAAGTTGTAGTAGGATCCCCGCCAGCAAATGTATTTAAGTCGGCAGCTTGTATTAATCCAAATTGTGCGTAACTCATTTTTTTTAATCCTATTATCTTATCATTACAATGGCTTCAACAAAGCCTTCTTCTTCTGTATATTTATCTGTTAACGAACGACCTATGGTGTTAAACGCATTGGCTTCTCCCTCAAGTGCTGCTCTGGCTTTACCATGCCCTGCACTGACAAGACGCTGTCCTTTTCGTACTTTACCACTAACCTTTACTTGAACTCTGCCTGAAACCGCTACAGGAGGATGTGTCTTATCATCTCCTGCCATGCCGTTCATTAGATATGCAGCAGTATTTGATATAACGCCAAAGACATCTTCGCTTAATTCATATTTAACTGCAGTGATTTCTGCTGGTCCACCTAGTTGCACTACAGTGCCAGCATCATATTCTGTGTCAGCCTCAAATCTTTCTGCTAAGTCAGCATATGTCGCTGTTAATCTTGATCCACTGCTCAATGCCCAGTTACCTGTAATTGTACCGGCAACGCTATTTGCACCTGTAGATAATACTGTACCTAAAAATGCTGTTGACGCTGCAGTTGCAGCATTACCTACATTGCCTGCATAGGTGGGCAAAAATAATGCAACGTTACTGTTACTATATGCCGTACCGCCGCCAAAAACATTAGCCCCGTTACTATACATTAAGTTATCGCATAATAGTCCCTTGTATGGCGCACTAGCACCTGGAGTAATATACATATTACCGTTAGCTAGTATCATTGAGTTACCAGTAAGACCACCGGTTACTGTATATGTGCCGTTTATATTGCCTGCAGTTGCATTGCCGCCTGTAGTAATTACAGTTGTGGTTAAATTAGCCACGTTAGTAGTACCGCTTAAGTTAGCATTGCCTACATTGGCACTTGTAATTACTGTAAGATAGTTAAATGTTGCAGCATTAGCATTACTATTATTAGTAGCAACAATATTATTTGCTGATAGATTACCTGTAACAGTAACTGCACCGAAACTTGTATTACCACCTGAGCTAGTTGCTGTTAGAGCTAGCCATGCTGCTGCATTGGATTCGCCGTCAGTTGGACAGACATACAAAGTTGTATTGTTTGTATTGTACCATAGCTGTCCTGCTAACGGGTTAGCTGGTGGTGCTGTATCTGCGAAATTTTCAAGCATATGGACAAAGTTAGTGTCAAGAGACTGTCCATAACCAGCGTAGTTTCTACCAGGTAATCCTAAAGATGTGCTAGTAGTGTTTATTGTACCATCAGCAATGGTAGTTAGTACTGTTCCATCGCTTTTAACAATCGTATATGCCATATGCTAAACTCCGCTCTTTTATTTATCTTATATTGTAATCAAATTAGTAAGGGCTTGTATTCTTACTGTATAATCGATCTGAATTTGTCTATTTAAAGACTTTTGTACTGGATGGAAAATAACATGAGTTAATAGTCTTGTTATTGTTTCTCCTGCGCTGTCAGTACCATAGTATGCTAATAATCCTAATTCATCAAAAATGTAGTCACTATCAGTTTGGGTGCTATTATCAAAGGCGTCCTGCCCTGGAGGTTCACCGTAGTCTAATAAACATTGCACTAAAATGTCGCTATATAATTGCCCCGACGTATGATTTACTGTCATTTTATTACGTGTAGGGTCTAAATTTAATACGCTAGTATCGTCAACAATTTTAGCATATGTCTCGTTGTATAGCGCAGCGTTGATACCTGTAGTGTTTGGGGGTAAATAAGTTATTATACCTGTCTCATCTACGCTAGCTCCGCCATTACCAAAAGCCATTTGAAAGATTTGTCCATAGCCCCTGCTACTTAAAGTATCAGCTAAACTAACTGACATATTTTCATAATTAATAGCGTTATTTTTATCAACAAAAACCTCTAAGGAATTAGGGTCATATATCTTTAAAAAGCCCTCAACTTTGTAGGGAACATTTATCATTAGGTATCGCCCCTTTTCTGCACTAACACTTGACCTGTCTTTGCATCATAAATCTTTACATGTGTTGTAATATTAACGCCGCTGTTTTCATTTGGCTTATTAAGATGTATCTTAACATCTTTATTAGGATTTTGCTTATTTTCAGGGGGATTTATTACAATTTTGCTCATAGTTTTATTTATCTTTTAATATATGTTGGAGTTTAAGAATATAGCAGCAGAAGTTGTGCTTATTGACAAAGGATCTCCCAACGTTGTATTATATGTATAACTATTCCAAGTCCTATTATAATTAGAAGCAATCATTCTATTATTTGGCAATAGGCTAAAGACCTCAGTATATTTTGGTATAGACAATTGCATACCTGTGCCATTTGCTCCTCTTTGTAAATTACCTACAGTATTCAAGTCAGGATCGCAACTAAAGAATTTTATATATTCTCCATTTATTATTAAATCACGACCTTCAATTACTGTAATCATTAATTCATCCCCTTCTTCAAGATACTCTGAATTTTCAGTAATTATTAATGTCGGACTTAAAGCTTCGATTTCTACTTCGAATTGTGTTTTTGGTATTTCAATATTTTTAGTTTCATTACGTACAAGTATACCGCATAGAACTTCTTTGTTTGCGTATAGACCAAACTCATATCCATCATCTGTTGGGGCCATTACCATATACATATGTGCTTCGCTTTGTGTAACCTTACTAAGGTCGTCTAAGTAAATTTCATTATCTATATCATTTAATGCATGACGTAGGAATGTTCTTGTCTGACTGTTGGCACGATAAACTGCAGGTTGATTATTTTTATCAACAAGATTTAAATAGCTTTCTTCATTTGGAGTTGCGTTTGGGATCATGCTAGTAATAATTACTTCATCTCCTGGCTCAATCGTTGTGAGAATACTTAATTCGTTTGCAGCATTAAGTCTTAAGTGACTAGAAGGTAATCTATAACCATTAACTGTAACCCACAATCTATCTACATTACTTTGTTCCCACTGAGTTACTGTAATTGTACCTGAGGCATTATTTAATGCAAAGATGTCTCCTTGTCTAGTTGCACTTATAGTAAATTCATTTAAACTTGAAGTAGTACCTGTACCTGTGCCGGCACCTGTAGCTATAAATATTGTACCAACATTATTATCTACTGCACCTACTAACGTAAAGTCGGTATCTCCTACAGTTAAAATTTGATATTCATAATCTGTTATTAAGGCTGTAGCTACTGTTTCTGGAGCGACTGTCTTAACATAATAAGTTGTTCCGTCAATAATGTTGCTACTACTCATAATAGCATCACCAATATTTGCTCCAACTTCAGTAAACAATACTGGAGTATTAATAATTAAACCATCTGTACTCTCGACCGTAATTCTGTCGGTCGTAGCATTAGTATCAGTAGCTGTTGTTAAAGTAATTACAAACAATCCTGCTCGCCATATGTATCCGTCGCTAATATAGGCTGATACCATTTCTACAGGATAATTTGGTTGAGCATATGCTGGATTATATGGTTCAGTATATAAATCTACTATAGTGGTTGAAATTATATGCACGTAATACTTGTTATTATTCAATTGGGTAGATCCTTCTACGCCATCAATTTGTACAAATGTATTTTCCGTTAACGCATGCGGTATTCCTGTTTGTACTCTTACAGCGGGTTGCCCACCAATCTGAACTAATATAAATCCAGTATCGTCTGTAAGAGCTATTTGATTGCCATCTTCGTCCTTTATAGTAAATTCTGAGGCATTTATTATAGTATCTACAAAATAAGTTGTACCTAATAAACTTATACCGCCTAATGAAGCCTGTAATGCTTTACCAGTACCAGAACCTACAGTAGCATTAGCAGTAAATGTTCCATAAACTACTGGAGTTCCAACATAGCCTACTGCGTTCCAATTAGTATCTCCTAAAACTTCAATTCTATATTGCACACCATTTGTTAAACTATCTGCAGATGATCTAGAAGTTTTAAATAACGCAGTTTGTCCTACTACAAAATTAGCAGTACTACTACAAGTTATAACATTAGTTGTTGATGAAGTTCCTGTAACATTAGTTTCCGCTATAGGACTAGAAAGTGTATTGCTGATAAAGATAATGTTAGCTACAGTCAAACTATTGACTAAAACGGGCATAGCACCAGTGTCGTTTGTTAATTGTAATGCTGGTCCACCTAATGTTTCACTTATTACAAATTCTGTGCTATTGAGAATTTCTATAATATAATATATTTTTCCTGCTACTATTCCGTCTAGTACAGGACTTTGGAATATAATAGTGTCATTTACGTTAAGTTCCGTAGTAGTATATCCTGATGCTAATGTTAACCAATTTAAATTTTCATCATATGTTACTATGCTAGGTGTATTTTGGTCATATGTTTGTATGCTAGGAGTATCTTGGTCATAACTTCCAATAGAATTATTAGTGCTTTCTACCACTAACTCTAGGAAATCACCACCGAGAGTACCTGTTACACCAAATTCAGTATTAAAGTATTGTCTATCAGTTAAATTGTAAGATGTTATTGCTACAACACTATTTGCTGGAGGAGGGCTTACAAATGTAAGTGTATCTAAGGATGAATTAATAGTGTACTGACTTCCTGTTTGACGTAAACCATTAATTTCTACAATTGCATTTCCAGGATTATCTTGTCCCACAAAGTAAGATAATGCAAACTGAGACGTAGAGCCATTACCATTAAACAATTCAGTTTGTGGTAAAGTATATCCATATTGAATTGGGCTAGTTTCACCAAAGAATGAATATACTAGATAATCTATGTCCTGATCATATTGATCTGCTAATAATACTTTAGCCTGCACGCTATCCGACTGTATACCAATAGCATAATCATATGTTATGAATATACCGCCACCTGAACCTTCTGCAAGTAATATTGTTGGTCCTCCTAAAGTTGCACTAATAGTAAATTCATTATCATCAATTATATTATTAATATAATATGTTGTTAATGGCACCAAATTTGCTCCGCCAAATGTTACAGTCTCACTAAACTTAATAGGATCATTAACACTTAATAATGCAGTAGTATTAATTGTAATAGCATTATTTGTATTTTTAGTTTTAAATACTGAACCGGTTATACCATAAGTTAATAAAGAACCATTATGATACATAACTGGATCCGTATATACTAGACCTGAACCTATTTGTATTATAACACTCATTGGTCCTTCGCCGGTAAGCGGACCATCGAGCAATTCTACAGCAGGACCTGCGATTCCGCCGCTTGCAGACGCAGAAATTATAATTGCATTTCTAGCATTACTAATTTCCTTGACATAATAGTTGGTATCTTCTAATAGTCCCCCGTATGTGTCGCCTGTAAATCTTACTATTGTATTTTGTACAAAATATGAAACGTCAGTGCAAATAATATAATTACTTACACTTTCTGTTTTTATAACCGTAATTTCAATTGGTTCAGTGCCTGGCTGAATTAAACCGCTGCCTTGAAATACACTAGCTGAGTAGTTACAATTTAAATTTATTTCTTGGAATCCAGTTATAAGATTTGCACGAATAGGATCAGTCTTAGTACTTGATTTTACTAGCTGATCGCTGTTACCCACTTCATATACATCAATTCTTAACTTATCCATAATTGGACTGAATGGCAATGGATTTGTCAATGTAATATAATTGTTTACATAATTTACTGTATAGTCTATTCCCTCGTACAATCTTGTGCCTAAATTAGTGGTTCCATTTATTTGGTATACCGTTAATTGTGCAGTAGTTTCACTTGTGATTTGTATACCTTCGTGTGAATGTCCATGAACATGACGCATAGGCCCATACATATATTGAACTTGATCTGCTGTATCAGGATCGTACTCTACAGAAATTGAATTATATCCAACATGTTGGTATTCAGTTACTTCCCAATTTGTGCCTGCTCTCGTTGAAACAGTCATATTTAAATTGTCTGTAACTATACCTGGTACTAATTCTTCTGGGCCATAACCAAACACAAACGGTGAGCCAATAACTTCATAAGCAGGGGAGACTATATTAAAGAAATTATCAATGTCCCAAGTTACGCCATCATCATATGATCTTATAGCTGTATTATTATCTCCAACAACAGTAAATCTTGTTTCTGCACTATCAAAATTTATAGCATTTAGATTTTCTGTGACACCACTTGTTTGTGTAACCCAATTAAATCCATCACTACTAGTTCTAACTTCACCATCGTTACCTACAGCCATGTAGATATTGTTTTGATATATAACATCGTTAAGTTTTGGTTCGTATGGATATTTGTACATTAATGTTTGTTCAGGTATAGATCCTATACCAGATAAACCTACTGTACCTGTACCCGATGTTGTACCTGTTGCTGTAAACACAACTCCTGGCGTATTTGTTGCTGCGCCAACTAAAACAAAATTAGATGTTCCTGGATTTAATATTGTGTAGGTCTTACCGATTTCTAAATTGCCTGCAGTTACATCTGAATTTATTGTTATGAAGTTACTTGACAAAATGCCAGTAACAGTATATGAAACGTCATCGTCAATGATGTCGAATGGTTTAGTAAATCTTACTGTATCTCCTACAATAAATCCTAGAGTGCTGCCTACAGCTATTTTCTGTAAGCTTGATCCTAACACTAAATTTACGTTTGTTTCGGTGATGCCTTGCCATGTGCCCGGCTGTGTTGATGTATAGATAGCACCATTATCACCGACAATTATAATATTAGTGCCATCACTAGTTATACTATAGAAACCATTTTGTGTAGCTGAACCTGCACTTGTCCAGTTATAACCATTAGTACTATAAAGAATAATGTTTGTACTAACTATTTCGGTTAGTCCGCTGCTATAATCATAACGCTGACCTTTACCAACTGCTATCCAACCGCTAAACAAACTAGTGCTTACATAACTTATACCATATAGTTCTTGTGTTAAGTTACTATCAAATCTAAACACTTCCTGCCAAACTGTTGAGTTTGTACTTAAAACTATCTTATTACCTACAGCAACATAAACTCCATTATTATAAGCTACACTATTTAAACTTAATGCACCATTTGATAATGGTATAGCATACTGACTAGTTTTTCCGAAAGGTATTAGTTGTCCTGCAGTAGTCCATGCTGTGGAATTTACACTGCGTATAATAGGTGTTGCGCTATTCGTACTGGTCATTACATAATAAGTGCCTGAGTATATTACGTCACTTAATCCTAACGGTTCATTTGCAATTTTTGCAATATCCCAATTTACATCGTCAATATCTACAGCAAAGGCTGAGTATGTTGGTAAGTTTGCTGGTGCAAAATAACGTGTACCAACAAATATCAAACTTTCCATATTAATATTTGTTGGATAGAAAGCCTGCGCTTGTAGTTGCGTGTCTAGAGGAAATTGTTGATCTGGTTCAAACGCATTACCTAAGTAGTTGTTATTTGGATAACGTGTTCCAGTAACTAATTGAGTTGTGTCAACACCAGGCATATCAACAGTTGGTTGATAGTATCCTATTATACGATCTAGACCATTTAATACTCTGTCACCGCTGTTTAACAATTCCCATTTACCATATACGAATTCAGGGTCATTATTACTTACAATACATCTGTATACATTATTATTATATTTGACTATGCTTTGATTAAAGTAAAACGGTTCAGGCAAGAATGTAAATGCTCCTGCTTTTGCCATTGTCATATTTCCACTAGAATTAGTTAATGAGAATGTTGAGCCTCCTGGCTGATCGCTTATTGTAATTGTATTACTACTCTTTGTTAAAATATAATAAGGAGTACCCAAAGTTACGCCCCCAAATACTGTGCCAGAAAATATTATTGTATCATTTATATTAAATTCGCTTGCATTTGTAACAGTAATGATGTTTGATGCAATACTGCTAGCAGTTGTAGTTGTATATCCATTATAGTTAAAATCATTAATATTAACATGCTGAGTTAATAATGGATTACTGTAGACTTCAAATGTATTTGCACTTAACACCTTAAGATAATACTGATTAGCTACACCAGCAGGTGTTCCTTGACATATTACATTTTCAAGTTGTCCATTTGCACCTATCGTTTCAACTACTATGGTTAAATTATTATTTGGTGTTGTGCCACCAATTAAAACTCCTGCTATAGTAATAGTATTGTCTGTTGCAAAGCCTGATCCAGCATCTTGAATTTGTACTCTATATCCGCCTAATATATAACTTACATCGAATATTGGAGTGCTAGTAATTTCTTGATCTAATACAACAGTTTTAGTTTCACTACTTAAAGCAATAGTGGAACCGCCTATTGAACTTGATAATGTTATAAAAGGTTCGCCGGCACCAGTCATTGGTCCGCTATCTGCTGTTAAATCTTCCTCTGGTCCTCCTGGACTTAAAGAAATCTTAAAGCTTGTATTGGACACAATTGAGCTAGGTACTACATAGTATTGAACACCAATAACTATACCACCTAAACCAGAACCACTAAAAATTATTGAAGCATTATCATATAAGTTGCTAGTATCAGAAGTTAATAATAAATTTGCACTTGTAGTTGCTGTTACCGTAGTTTCTAATACACCAATTGTTTTAATAAAATAAGTTGTTCCGGAAGTTAATCCACCTAAGTCTTGATCTAGAGTAAATGGCATATTAACATACATGTTTGTAGTGCCATCTACAACTTCAACAATATATACGTCTTCTATTGCTAATGCATTAATACCGGTTAAGGATGCCATAACACTACGTGATATTAAGTTGCCGATTGTAAAGACATCTATATTCACGTATTGAGGGCTTGTATCGTAAAAAGTAAATAATTGACCATCTACTTGTCCAGGGCTTACTGGAAGTGATACATTCATTACTATATCAGTATCAGCATCGGTTAATTGTACAACCTCAGCTTGACTTGTACCTAATCCTGTTGTATCTGTAGCACTTGCTACGGTAGTTACAGCAAATGTTGTGCCGTTGATACTTTCACTTAAAGTTATTATTTGTAGGTCAATAATAGAACTTACATAATATATTACGCCTTCTAATATATTACCGAAATTACTTACAGTTAATCCAGATATTTCTAGGTTACTAAATGTAATAGGTTCATTGACTGCCAACCCAGTAGTACTATCTAAAAACACATAATTACCTGTGCTATTAGTTTCAGTCAAAATGTATGTAGTTGGATTTTTACTTTCACTGATAGTAAATGTTTGTTCATCTAGAATGCTTGTAACATAATATGTTTGGTTCATTCTAATGTTGCCGGCATATAGAGGAGGATCTATTACTCCTGGTAGTGTAAAGAACAATGGAATATTCGTATACAAGCCGGTTGTGCCACCTGTACCTATAGCTGTGATTGGTACTGTTAATGCATTTACATTAGCTGAGGCTCCTGTAATTGTACGTATACCCGAATAATCTACACTAATAATTGTTTTGTTAACAATTTCTGCTGTGTAAAGTTTACATCCTGCTGGACTTACTGTATAGTCTGCTAAATTAATACTTGAGCCACCATTAGTTAAACTTACTTTAAAATTCTTTTCATCTACAATTTCACTTATATAATAAACTGTAAATCCTTGTAGACCACTTGTGCCCACATCGCCAATCATTTTAATTGGCATTCCAATGGTAAAGCCTATAGTAGAGCCGGAACTATTAGGCTCACCTGTATCATCATCATATGGTTCAAGTTCAATAGTATCGTTAGTACCATCAAAATCTACAACTGTTCTTTCAAAACTCGACCATTCAACACCGTCACTGTTATCAATAGTAATTGAAGTTGGTATACTTTCTACAGTGTTTATTGGGAAGACTACTCCTTGTGCGCTAGCTAAAATATTTTCGATAGGCGGAGTTGTGCTTTGTAATGATATTATTGAGCTACTTACTCTTTCACTGTTTTCATAGGTACCTGCAAAGAAGGATCCATAAAATGCATCGGCTCTCCAATCTGTAACCTGACTATTATATGTTGTTCTATCAAAGCGTAGATTGATATTATTTTCTCTCACAGGCATAGCACTGCTAATTGTGCTAGCTTTTGCACCAAAATTAAGTGTATGTGAGCCAGAGCCTTGATTATAAAGTGTAACTCTATCAACATCATTAACTGCATCATCAAAACTAGTATAGAGAGCAATAATTGTAAATGGTGCGTTTTCTAATACATTGATGTAATACCATTGATTGTTATCTAAACCACCAACATTAATACTGCCTGGATTATTTTTATATCTTAATAAATTTCCTGTACTCAAAGAAGGTGCAAATATTTTAATTGTATTTGTTAGTTCGTTAATATCGCTTACAGTGAAATCAATTACTAGTGCAGGATCAATAATAATTTCTGGTAAGAATACATATCCTAATCCTGGATTTATTACAGTAACACTTACTACACTGTCTAAACTCATAACTGCTTCTAGTACAGCCGGTACTTTTGGTTCTGGATATAAACTTGCTGTGCCAGTACCTGTACCTGCACCGGTAGCTATAAAGCTTAAGCCAATAGTATTACTAGTTGCACCGATTAGCGTAAAGTCAGTAGGATTATTGTTAAGTCCTAAAGATTGTATAATATAGTTTCTACCACTTATAAAAGTGCCTGCTTCTGTTAGACCTATGTCTATATAAGCTGTGACCTTAGGTGGTTCAGTATATTGACTGCCACCGTCAAGTAGTAATACAGGCGGTAAGTCAATATAAATATTTTGTCCTGGTAAATGATCAAATACTGTGGTACTATTTAATCCGCGCACTAATCCGCTTAGTGTGTTTAATGCTCTATTAACGTTGGAGTATCCAATTAATTCATAACTTTGTTTAGTTGGGTCACTTGGATCATAAATTTTAATTACGCCGTTTATAGGGAACCCACTAGCGTTGTCAACTATTATAAAGTTACTTGCTAATGTAACATAGCTGCCTAATGTAGTAATTAAGAAATCATTTTGCCCAGTTATGCTTACTCCATAATTATTATACCACTGAGTATATTCTGCATTTTGCCAAATGTCATTACCAGGCAAATATTGATAACCAGTATTTGGATTTTGATAAACTAGTTCAGGGCTTACAAACTGATTAATATCAAAGGCGAATTGTGCGGGCAAATCAAAGTCAGTTATATTGCCTTGATATATTTCCTCACCTGTATATTGAATTAAGAAGTCTTTTATTACAACGTGATAGGGCTTAACTTCATTGACATAACCTTCTAGGAAAGTTTGATTATCGCTTTGAAAAACCTTCAATGGTATTAGTTCTCTAATCTTGTGACTAATATCGACAAGACTTGTTTTATTTAACCATGGTAAGTAATTTTGTGACTCCACAGTTTCACTTTGAATATAATCAAATAACAATATTAAACTTTGATTTCTTAAAATTAAAAGTTCATTAGTATAAATCTGTTCATTTAATGCACGAATTATCCAACGAGTTGGACCAGAAGGATATACATCGTATGTGTCAGTATCAAAGAAGTTATCTCCAAATCCTAATCTACCTTTTGAGTAATCCCATAAAGTACTACTAAACTCAATTGTACCATTTTGTAGACCAATACGGATCCAACTCTCTTTGCCGGTTATATTATCCTCGTCATAAATATACCATTCAGTATTACCATCACCGTTAGTAGCTACAGAAACTATCGTGCCATAAGGTACTTGTAATTTAGATAGGTCTGCATATAAAGGAACACGCAGTGCTGCTCTAGTACTATTATCATAGCCAGGAGCCCACCAATTAATATTATTAACATAATCTCTAGTATTATAAATTAAAACTTGTTCGCCATTAACCTCAATATAACCTTTATTGTTTAAGAATGTAGCACCGGGACGAATTTCATTAATTGGATACTTTGCTAGTTCAGCATTAGCAAAAGTCAAATAATTTTTTAAAGCCAAATTTCTATTATAGAAGAAACTTTGTCTTGGTCTTGCTAGTATACCGGATTGTACTGCCTTAGGTAAATATGGATTAGGTACTATTTGCCCTGGTTCATCTGTACCCGGACTATAATTTACTACGCCTGATAAACTATCTAACAACTTGTCGTAAAGACTAGTTGGATATATGCTGTCTACTGTTGGGAAACCAGGCAAGAAGTCGTCAGGATTATTAACTCTTATTAAATTAAATTCATTGTGACTTTCTGCTGCTGTACTGCCAGTGGAGTAGCCTACGTGTAATACGCTATCATCTGCATTTAAATATGATTGAGAATTATATAATGCAAAAGCATTAGGCAATAATGGCGCTAGATAAGCTATGCCTGATGCTAGGGGATTAGCAATATAATTACTTATTGTTGTATCTGATAATGTTTTTCCGCGCTGTTTTGCAATTATGCCAGTATCTCTTACCCAAAAGTAATATAGTAAAGAATTACCACCATTATTATCATTAACAGCTTCTACGCTAAAATTATTAATATTATATGGTATGCCGGGTCCTTCATAATTTACAGGTATCTGTTCAGAAACTACCCATGAATAAATTGCAACGTCACTATTTGGAAACAAATTTGCCCAATATCTTGCATTGTAAGCTGGATCGTTTTGATGATAATTTAAATATCTTATATTTGAAGTGTCGAACCATATTTGTCCAACATTTCGTGCGCCCCACATTTCACCAGTATCTAAGAATATACTATAGCCGGCTGGATCGTTATTACATACATAATCAATATTTGGTCTTACTGCGCCTAGTATTTTGCCTTGCAATGGATCAACATAATCTAAATGAACAAGTGTATTATTTGTAGACGCACTAAAAATTTGAGTATTTTGTATTTTTGTAATGTCAACTACTTCTGCACTTTCTCTAAATATTTGCCAGTCATTTAATCCATTCAAATTAACAAAGGTTGTAACTTGACCGTCTGTAAAGTCGGGTCTAAAGTTTGGAGTGCCCACTACAACCCTATTTTCATTAAAGTCTAAAGTTGTGCCATATCTTGGTTGTGAACCATAATTTAAATTTTGATCATTTACACATTGTGCGTAAACAAAAGCACCCACATTATTAATATTTTCATTATAAATGCCGATGTAATCATACATATACACCGCGCCTGCGTTTACAAAACCTTCTATAAACTGTGTGCAATTATTATCAAAAACAGTATCATTATCTAGGTTAGCGTCATCAGTAAAATCAAATAATGTTTGAGCATAACGTGTTCCTACAGGAGCACTTACTACAATACTATTATTTGATGTATTAAATTTAACAAAAGTACCAAATTGTGTAGGACCTGTTAAGTGTGGGCACTGTATGGTTTGAGTATTTGTATATAAAGTAAATCCTAACTCGGTTAATGTGTCAATTTCTGTTACGCTGATATTTAACTTTTCATTTATCGGTGCAAGATCATTATCTAACAATTGAATTACTAAAATACCATTTGTTTGGCTTGCGACTATATTAGTGATGTTTGCAGAATTGATTGCTTCCATCACACTTTCAGCATCACCTGCAGTCAATAAAATATAATAACCATTTATTAATAATTTTCTATTTGTAGTTATAGAGACTGATTGATTTCCTGTTATGCTACCATATTTTTGAGAGCCGTTCGTATATCTGTACACCGCGCCTTCTTCATTTGCACTATTCAGTGCAAATGGCGCACCTATAATTATTTCATTACCATATCGATTTGATGATACGCTTGTGCCGAATCCTGTGCCTGTACGTTGAGTGTTCGGGCTATCAATAGCTTGTACTAATACAAAATTATTACTACTGATATTAATAACATCGCCTGCTCTTAAAAAGCCTGCATAATAAATGTTAGATCCAATTACATAATAATTGTCATCTGTAACATTTATACCATTTACACTTACATATAAAGGTGTACTTTGTATTGTTGCAGATATAGTTAATGGACCAGCTTTAGTAGCTAAATTAACAACTGTATTTGTGCTTCTTGATGTTTTAATAGTAATCGTTGAACCAACTATGCTACCTACATAGTAAACTTGATTTGCTATAATATTTGTATCTAACAAGTCATTACCTGTAAAGACAATTGCATCATTAGGATTAATATTTGCTATATCGTTTAAAGTGATTGTATTAGATGAGCCGTCTAATGTGCTAGTTGCTGTTCTCGATAATGTTGAAGGAGTCCAAGCTAAAGGAAATACTTGCGGTTGACCATTGATAGAAGGAGCTTGAGTTTCTATATTTTGTATAAGTCTTTGATATACATAAGACGCTCCAGTATTTTCAACAGATACACTATAATCTTTACTTGGCGCGCCAACAACTAATGTGTCTCCGTAATAATCAGTAGAAATAGAAGTACCATATGCTTCTGCGGATACACCAGTAATTACGCTAGAATATTGATAAGTTACTTGGCTTGCTTGACCAGTTCCACTACCTACTCCTGTTGCGACAAAATACAATCCTACTAGGTTGTCGTCAGCACCTACAGCAGTAAAGTCTGTTGGATCTTCTAATACCTTACCATTACCGGTTCCCACAGCAGTAGCCGTGAATACTGTACCGATTTCATTTGATGCAGCACCTATAGTTGTAAAGTCGGTAGTTCCTTGTGAAACGATTTGATATGTTTGTCCTATAGTTATGCTAGTAGCTACAATTTCATCACCTAAAGATGTAATTTGAAATGTTTGACCTACTGCAAAATAACCTGCTGTATATGGAATATTGCTCTTTCTATAAACAAATATTTTATTATCGTCCTTTGCTGAGATGTATAACCAATTTGTATCTCCGGAGAATGCTAAGGCTTCGCCCCATTCTCCTGTTGCACTTGCATGTCTGCTTATCTCTTGATATGTTACAAAGTCGTCAGTGACTGGAGTATCATTGATAGTGTAAACATAAACTTTTGGTGTGCCCGTTGGTTGTGACACAATATATAAATTTTGTGCGTGTGCTAAGGCAGTACCATAACTTGTAGTTTCGGTTATAGTTTCATTTAACTGATAATTTTCGTAAAGATCATTATAAGTGTAACGATATAAACTACCTATATCTTTGTCAGTTATTAAATATCCAGCAATACTATCATAACCAACTGCACTACCAAACTTAGCACTATTTTGTTTTGTAAATTCTTCTTCAAATTTATAGTTAATACTCTTGCGATATACTGCCCAACTGCCGCTCTCAGCTTCGTCTACCCAAACAGTGTTTTTTACAAATTCAGTATCAATTAACGGTAGTGAATTAATTTGAGAAGCATTAGCTACTCTTGCTGTTTGAAACTTATAGGCAACACCTTGACCTGTTACAATATTAACATTATTTGTTAAATTAAATGTTAATTCAATTATTACTTTATTTTGATCAAGAATTTCTTGGCAAATATAATAACCATCTACTATTGGACTAAAATTAATAATTGCAAATGGTTGAAATTTCGTTAATCCATGAGGCTGTTTAAACGTAACAGTACTAAAATTTTGATTATTATTAATTTGTACACTTATTACATTTCCTATGACTTTAGGAGTATAAATTTGAAAGTCAGCAAGATAATTAGCTATCCATACAAATTGATTGACATAAAATTCATTTAAAGTAACAGGAACACCGTTGGCTCCTATAGCTGAAGGTAATTCGCTAACGTAATATGCTAGCATTTTAACATCATTAACATTTGCATAACCAGCGTTTGGATATATGTCGCTGTAACTTGTAGGTTCTATTGTAGGTAGTACATTTGGATTAGATATTGGCTGACTGTAATTAAACAATGAATATATAGGTACTTGTTGCTGTATACCGGGTGTATAAACACCATTAGTTAATGCAACTGTGCCAGGATTATTAGTTAATAATTTTTGTTTTAATCTAAATTCAACAAAGTTGTCATTCAATACTCCACCAAAAGCCTGTGATTTAATAGCCCAATTTTCATAAACTGTATAATCAATACCGCCTTGCGGTAATTGCGCTCCTTGGAAGGCTGTCAATGCATTCAATGTACCTTTATTTTTGATGAAGTTTTTATATACATTAATTTGTGTAATATCTGTTAAATCTGCGATTGCTAGATAATCTCTAGGACGATATCCTATTAATGAGAATGATAATAAGTCTGCATCTTTTTCAAGGTTAGCAACATCTGTATTGTAATACAATGCACTTTCATAACTTCTAGTACTGCTATTAGGCAGTAATCCTTTTTGAATTTCATTGTAATCAGTTTCTTTCCATTCATCTTCCTGAAAAATATTGTTTGGTTGAATAATTGTCGATGCAGTAAAAAACTTATTTTTATACTTAACGATACTGCCCTTTGTATATTTGACTTCTTTTTTCCATTGTTCAATATTATCTTGGTTATAGATAAAGCCGCTAGCAGTAACTGTTCCGTTCCAATCAGCAGTTTTAGTGCCATACAGTTTAATTCTTACTTGTCTTAAACCTGTTATTAAGTTATAAATGATATCATCAAATAATGTCACATTATCAAAGACGATTCCATTTTCAAATGCGCTTAAATTAAATTGTCCATAAGCAATAGTATCACCCTTATTTTGTGTTTTGACACTAAAAAGTGTATCATTTCTTACAATTGATAAATCCTTCAACTGTATTGGATAAAGATTTTGATTTAATATAAAGTTTTGTTGTTGTATAGTTAATGGTTGTACTACAAGTCCTGGTTTATCAATATTAAGTTCTGTAGCCCAAGGATTTAAAGTTACAATACTACTATCTTGCCAACCCATCTGTGACCAATATAAAAATTCTAATACCATTTGTTGCCAAGTTACAGGTACAGCGTTTGTAATTTGATTAAATTGTGCGCCTTGTTGTTGTATATAATTGCCATAGCTCATTAAGAATTGTGACAACTCTTGTGCTGTTGAAAACGTTGTACCATATGGAACATACTCTAATGTAGTGCTGTAGTTTTTTGCTACTTTTACAGTCATATTTTCTACAACCAAATTATCTAACTCGCCGTCAAAAATTGGTTTAACTATTGTAAAATAGGCGTACTGTTGATTATTACCAAATACACTATATCCTTCTCTTACTTTTTGTACAATTACTGCACTATAAATAATTCTATCACTTGGTTGATTTTCATATAATAATAAATTATAACTTTCGTCAGGTATTAACAAACTAGCATTTGTGTTATTTGGTGTACCCTTTTCAACATAAAACTTTAATAATTTCTTATCACTAAATCCTGCCATTCTATAAACAAGTCTAACATCTAAATTATACAATAGTTCTTTAATATTGGTAGTACTGTCTAATCCTAGTTGTTTTTCAAAATCAACTATCCAATTAATATAACTTGTTTTTGCTGTACCGTTACCATATATTTCAATGTTAGCAGGTACAAGATGGCTGCGATCATTTACTAAGTATTGGTTAAATTCTTCGCTGTAACGATAATTGTCTAGGTCGGCACCTAAGTTATAAAACTTAGCTGGTTTAGTTAATGCCATTAATCTCATCAAGTCAAATGGCCAAGTTGAACTACGGCGATAACTAAACTCTACCGGACCGTCGTCTCCTACCAACCAGTCTTTATTAAAGTTCTTACTTATATAATTGCCTACTGTAGAATTAATAGGCGGTACAATTTTTCCTTCGCTATCAACAGGCAATACTTCTAGCAATCCCGGACGTATAAATTCAGGAATAATTCTTATATCACCATTATTATAATCTATACCTGCTGCTAAATCTTCCCACATTACTAAGTTATTACTTGTATATGGAGCAGCACCATATTTTTCATCCCACCATTCTGGTTTGTTTACATATCCAATCATTTCCCAAGGTGTTTTATTGGGCATAGTAGTATCAAAGAAGTAACTGTTAATACCTCTCCAATAACCTTGAAGTATAGGACCTTTACTTAATTTGTTTTCACTATTTCTATAATTGAATGAGAAAGGATTAGTGCTTGAATAAAATTGACGTTTATAATTTAATCTGTTTTGACCGACCCAATCTAAGAACATTGTGCTATACATGCTCAGAAATTCATCGTATGAGTAATCGCTAGGTCTAAAATATCCAGGCAATATTTCATAATCTCTAATTGGAATAGTTGATCCTAATTTTAGGTTGTTATAAATTCTACTTTCAAACTCTAAAAGTACTTGATCTCTATAGTCAGTAAGCACTCCAGTGACAGGATCATAATCTCCGTATAATTGATTATATGATCCATCATGACCCTTAATAAAGTAAGTAGGTATTTGATAACCATCATCAAAAATAACTTGTGGTATAAAAGATGGATATAGTCCTAATTTAGTAGGTGTATTTGGAACAAAGCTACCATATGTCTGATTGTATTCGTTGATTGTAACTTCGTCGCCTTCTTGTAACTCTATTAAAACTGTTAAAGAAGGAGCAGTAGAACTTACAACATAATCAACATCACGTATCAGTTGTTTAACTATAGGTAATCCAGATGTTGGATATATTGTTCTGTAAACTAATACACCGTTATAATTTGCTACATTGAAGTCATAAACTCTAGACAATCCAAACACACTGCCTGTGCTATTGTTATTAAAGAAATAAGTATTGGTTGCGTACACGCTTCTGTTTGGTAGCATGTCCGACCAAAAGAATGATTGACTTCTATTTTTATATGCAGTAATTTGCTCCAATGCATCGTCAAGCATGAATGCAGGTGTAGACCCTATATTATATGAGGTTTTAGTTATAACATCAACTAATAAAGTTTTAAATTTTACGTACTCACGACTATTATACAATATTGAATTTAATAGGTTATGATTTGGACCGCGCATAAATGCAGCAGGTAAAACCAAGCTAGCACTATTTTGTATAATTCTGTTACCCCAGGGTACAAGATTACCTAAATCTCTATAATTATTTGAACCAAAAACTACGCCTGTGATATTTGGATTATTATAGAATATACTTTGATATTGTCCGCGGATATCACCTATGTTCACAGTTGTAATATCTGTATTAAATGGGTCATTACTTAAATTAATTGGTATTGTATAGCTTGCTTTTGTGCTTACTTTTTCACTTATCATTAAGATTTGTATTACAGTATCAATATCCTGAGTTAGATTGATAGTAAAAATTGTATTTGTTCCATCAATTACATAAGAGTACTCATCAGTTGACATTAAATTATTATTATTATATACCTGTAATACAGGCCAATATAAGTTGGTTTGATCTATGGGCGTGATGTCAGATTTTACCAAGAAAGAAATAGTATCTCCATTTTGTAATAGTCTGGGAGGCACTGTAGCGTTATACTTGTATTGGAATAGTTGGTATTGAGTGCTTGGAGCAACAGCAGTCTGCCATCCTAATAATCTTTCTCTTTCTGTTCTTGTAATGTAATTATAAACATAACCTATGTTTATATTTTCTGTTACAGGTTCTGTTGTTATAACGTAATTAAATGTATCTTTGTTTAAGCTTACCTCAAAGCTTATATCTCCTACATTATTAAGTTCGCTATATTGTAGGGGAAAACCTAATACACTATCTTTAGGACCCTCTCCTATACCATAAGCAAATAATTTTGTACCTTCAAAACTTGAACCTTTATATACAGTTCGGTCGCCTATGCTTATTCCATTACTATCAAATATGTCGAATAAGGGAGGTTGATTGACTGTTGTTTTTTGTTGCCCTTCTAAATATTCTAAGCCGTCAAAGTAAAATGTTAGACCCTGATAATTGTAACCTCTAGTTACTACTGTTTGATCATCAGATAATATTTCTCCGTCAAACGCTTCTGTAAGTGTTATAACTGGAGTTGAGCCTGGTATAATAGTTGAAAAAGAAACTACATAAATTTTTGATTTAATACTTAAAATACTGTCATTAGCGAAAATAATTCTGGCTCCTGAAAACAATTGATAACTTGTATTATTTTCATTACCTGCTACAAATGAAGTATTAGTTACAGTATTGAAATTTGTTGGATCGTCCCATGCTACAGTAATAGTTAATACTGTTACACCTGTTATATTTGTTATTAATGAGTTTAAAGGTAAAGTTTGTAATTGATCACTAATATACATATCAGTGGTTAAAGTACCTTCAATATCATTGGCATTAATTGTAATTGTTGTTTCAGTTTCGCCAGCAGTCATAGCTGTTGGTGTTACAGCAACCGCAGGTGCAACACTGACTGTATATGTTCCTATACCTCCTGTACCTGTGCCCAATGCTGTTATTGTAGTTCCTACAGTTACGCCATCACCAGATATAGTTGATCCTACTGTTATAGTTCCAGTAGTAACGGATAATACATTTAAAGTGGTGCCTGTTAATGATGCCACAAACTCTGCTCCCACTCCATTGATAGTAGCTGTAGGTAGTGAATAAGTTTGAACATCAGGCCAATAAACTGTTTGACCTGCTACATCACTAAATGCATCAGTTGTTCTATAATCAATAAAATCTACAGGAGCTTTACCTACAGTGCCACCCTTATACAGTTTTAAGTTTGGATAAAATTCTATAATTGGACGTTTTGCTTTATTTTGTGGGGTAGCATATAAATTTTCAATGTCTGGATTTTGATTGTAAGTTGCAGTATCTTCAATTACTTGTTTATGGAACCAACGATTACTACGTGACCAGGCATTACGATTAATACTATTTCTAGCTATAGTAATATAATCTTGATCTAATGGAATATAAAGTGCGTTATCATATGGATCAGTGTCAAAAGGCAAAATGTCATAAGGTGTATATGTATTTTTTGTAAAGGGTTCTGGTACTACCAATGTATTAGTTGGTACTAATTCTATTCCTCGTTCAGTACCTACACCCTCAACATAGTATTGACCCTCAAGATAGCTTACTGGTATTACGTCACCGATAAATTCAACTTTTAATCCATTAGTAAATTGTACACCATTTTCACTAGTAAAATTTTTCTTGCCTAATATATCAAGTTCAACATTTAATGTGTTAAAATTATTGCCGTCTATAATTTTAATAATACCTACTTTTAATGGGCTGCTTCCATCTTGATAATATAATTTATTAAGGGGTGCTGATATATAAGGTATTTTTAGTATGTATCCTAAAGTATTTTTGTAAAAACCTAAGTTAATAAATTCTTCGCCGTATTGTGGAATAATCTTTTGATTAACTGGTATAAGTCCTGTAGGTATTAATTGTAAGACTGGATCATTTGGATCACCCAAATAGTTTATAGTAAAGAACCAATCATTAACATTATAATTAAAGCCTTCTTCATATAAACCTTGATTGATGTTTGCAGTCATGTTGCCAGAAGCTGTGGTTAAAACATGATCTTCTATTGCTGCACCATAACCTTCTATTGCTACACCAGTAGTCCCTGCATCAAAGTTTGTTGCTACAAATCTTTTAATATACGCACTGCCAGTAGTGTTTACCTGTGCTACACTTCCATAAGGACTTGCATATACAGTATCTCCTACGTTATATGTAATACCTGTAGTATCTGCTAATGCATTCCAATCTGTGTCACCCAACGTTTCAATAACATAAGCTATGCCTGGAACAAATGAACCACCATTTACTAAAACTGCTCCACAACTTGCCCAGTCAGTGTCACCTAGTATAGATATTTCATAAGTGTTACCAACAGTAAGTGAACTTGCGCTGGTTGTACCTGTGCTTGTTGCTGTAAATCTTTGTTCAAACGCTTTACCTGTGCCTATGCCTACACCTGTAGCTATAAATGCTAAACCAACTGTATTATCATCAGCTCCTATAATTGTAAAATCTGTAGTGCCTACTTCACTAATAAAATATGTTTTTCCTATAGTGAAAAATCCTGCATTTGTTTCTGTTGCGCCTACTGATGTCCAATTAGTTTGATCATATTCACTTATTGAATATCTACGTCCTACAACAAAAGAACCTGAATTTACTTTTGTATTAAGAGTAATATTAAATGTTGTTGCACTATCAATTTCACTTACGTAGTAGATTGTATTTGGGTTGGTAGTATTATAAGAACTAATGTTACCAAATGTAACTGGATTAAATGTGATTGTTTGACCTACATTTAAATTAGCTGTAGTATTTGCTGTTAAAAGACCAGTACTACTGTCAGTATTAGTAATGTTGATTAATTCAACACCGCCTGTAAATCCTAAATTTGTATCATAATTACTTTGGTCATAAAAAGTATTAACTTGTGCAACTTCGTTTGGAATACCTGTATTATAAAATAAAACAGTTAGTCCGTTAAGACTGGTAACGCCATCGATGCCGTTACTAAGTGAACTTAATTTAACACCGTTTAAATTTGCAAAACTTGTTGTACTAACTACACCAACAGGATTATTACCTGGGAAGTCAAATTCATCCTGAACATTTGCTGCAGGTACATTAAATGTTACAATGCCTGTTGTTGCACCATTATTAGTTACACCAAAAATTTCTCTTGTATATAAATTCGGCTGAGAAGGACTGTAGCCTGTAACACCTGGTTCGCCTTGTATCCAAAAATTGGTATTTTGGTTTACATAAAAGTTATATTCGCCGCCACGTATTAAAGTAATAGTTGGATTATTTGTTCCAGATGCAGCGCCTAATTCTTTTATATTGTATGCGTTAGGTAAATCTGTTACAACATAATCTTGTGCGACAAACACTGTGCTTGAACTAACCTGTACTGCTGGCGGACCTTCTGGTAACCAATAGTATTCATTATAGTTAATAACTGCATCTAGATTTGTAAAACTGTCCCAACTATAAAATTCACTTTCAAATAATCTATTATTATCAGTCGATATTCCATTGCCTAACTTTATTGCATCAAGAATACCAGGATAGCTTAAAAAGTCTTTAGCTACTTCTTCATCTTTTTTCGTAAAAACAACGCCTGGCTCTAATTGATAATCTCTTCTAACTTTAGTTGGTTCAGTTACATAATAGTCATTGGCATTAAGTCCATAACCAAATCGTGAACCTATATAGCCCTGATTTTTCTGCAAAGTTGGGGGATTTACTAATTGATCCAATGTAGCCGCAAGAAATTGGCTATTCGTTGGGGTTTGAAATATTTCCGGTAGAAATTCAAGTGTTCTTATTCTAGTCATTTTATCTTTCTTGCAACTCTGCAGGAGTTAATGCAGCAATTACTACAACATCATTTGATGTAGCTGCATTAACAAAAATCTCATATGGTGCAGATTTAATCTCATACAAATCACCGAACTGTGCTTCAGGATTATTTGGTACAAGTACAGCACTATTAATTAAATCACCACATTCATTATGTAGATAGGCACTAAGTTCGCTGAAATAAAATGTTTCACCGAAGTTCCAATTATTGATGTTAAAGTAATTATTCATAGCAGTTAATACAGCACTACGTATTTCACTATCACTAGCACTTGTATCTACATTTTTAATTACTTTTATTGTTCCTCTAAGTGCTGCGTCTGCTTTAATTCCAAATAAGGGTTTAAAAGTAACGCAGTTTAAAATTACGCTATCACTCAACATTTTATAATCATTAATTTTGCCGTATGCAATATTTAATTCTGTTGTAGTTGGCTTATCTGGATAAGGTACTGTATTAGTTGTATCAACTAACCAATTATTATATGCAGTATAATAACTTTGCGTTACTACATATAAGTCAATTATGTTTGTTGTAGCTGGATCAATACGTGTAGTATTGTTGCTATTATGACGATATTGGAAACTTAAGCCCTGTCTGCCAGGTTTCATAGTATATAGTGGTTGTAGTACTAAACTATACGAAGGCGTTGTTACTGTAGGATCTTGTACAGTTTTATAGAAAACATTATACTTTTCATAACTATCAATTTCAGCATATGCATAAAATAATTGTCCTAATGGATAATCATATTTTACTACTTCAATTTGATTTTTATTACTATATTGATATTCAACTTCACTTGTAGGAACAATTTGTTCTCTTGTTAAATTGATTGGATCTTGAATTGTAACGAAAAATACATACTTACCGATGTTTGCAGCATCCGTTTGCACACCAGTTACAGTTTCAAAAAAATCTGGATTTAATATTAAAGTTTTATTATTAACATCTGTACCTGAAACTTCTACTTCAAAATCATTAATATAACCGTCGCTTTCAACAGTTTGACCAACAATATTTACTTTAATATCTCTTGATAATGAAGTGTTTGAATATGGTATAGTATTTATTGATAAGATGTTTATGTAATCTTGTAAAATTTTACCACTGAAAGGATCATAAACTAATTCTCCTGTGCTAAAGGCAAATCTAATATCTTCAACACTGCCGAAATAGTAAGTCAATGATTTATAAGTTACGCTATATCTATTATTACCCAAACTTAAAAAATTAACAAAATAATCAGGATCTTCATATGGACGTATTGACCATCTTTGTTGATCTATTGCTAATGAATTATTAAAGACTAAGGAGAAGCTGAGTTGTAGTTCCATCCTGTCAACACATTCATTTACTATAATAGTATTAAGTTTATTTTCAAATACAGGTATAACTTGTGTACAAATTGCGCCTTGTGGAATAAAGCCATTTAATGTAACTGGTCCTGTTCCATTTGCAAAGTTTCCTTGACCGTTATTATTACCGTCTCCATTTATGTTAAGAACAGTAGTCCAAATACTTGTAGGATTGTTAGGTCCTGGTATACCAGAAACTAGTCTATTTTTATCGTTAAAATAAAATCCTATTGGTGCTGTAAATTGTACTAAAGCACCTTGTGTAATATATTTGGCATTATTGCTATTAAACAGACCAATTGCTAAGGGCACATCATTGTTTAAGTTAATATTATAAAAATATCCTGTTTGACTATTTGCATCTACTGTACTGCTATGCCAGTAAACTGTGCCGTCACCGCTAGCAGCATCTAAGTTGTAACGCTCATAGTTTTGAATATAGTATTGATTTGCCTTATTTGAAGCAAGAACGGTTGCCAAATCAACAGATAAGAATTCGATAATATCACTTTGGTCAACAATAGTTAAGTTTAAAAATCCATCAATATCAGTTTGATATAAAGCACCATCACTACCAAAACTATTAAGGCTTGAATATTTGCCTGTTGGATCAAGTAAATCTAAATTTTTGCTTACGCCTACGCTACTACGGTTTACTGCTTTTGATTTTATTATTGAACTGTATAAAGTATAGGGGAAATTATTATAATCTTCACCATTAACCATACGATTTTGTGTATAGTAACGTGTTGGTGCGCGTTGTTTTATATCAGGCAATGTTTCACGTGCCTGAGCATTAGATACTGGGTTAGTAAGAGTTAATCCAACAGTCAGTGTTTCAATTTTGCCAACTCTACTGATGTAATTAAATGATACACTAATACCTTGCATTTCGCTTGGATCGATTGTATAAGTTAAACCATTGCCAGCACGTACATAGGCTCTAAATGCTCCTACAGGAATTTTACTGAATACGCCGTCTCCAAATACATATGTTACTTGATCGTTAAATCTACTATTGACACTAAAGATTTCTCTATTGCTACCTTCGGTTTGTAAATATGCGTTGGCGTAAACACTATCTACTTGACGCCATAAAATTCTTGTATTATTATCTGCACTTAATTGATATAACCAAGTATCAGTATTATTGATGCCCTCAATGTTGATATCAACTATTTGATTTGATATTTGCTGAGTAAAATTAAAATCTACGTTTTGTAATATACCTTGTTTAAAGTAAAAGAAAAATCCAGTATCGCCACTACCATATCCTAGTTGGTCGTTCCTGTAACACAAATTAAAGCGTCCGCTGGGAGCCGGCGGAATTTCATATAAGTAATCTTTACCAACGCTACTTACACTTACTAGTTCAAAAGACATAGTTGTACCGTCTATACTAGTTTGAAAAGGGGCGATTGGTAATGTATTAGTTGGTATTTTTATTGAATATTCGCTAGTTACCACACCTAATATATCGCTTACATTTCCTGGTCTACCTATTTTTTGTGTGTCGATAAGTGCAGCGTTAATGATTGCATTAAACTGCTCTAAGAAAAATATATTAGCTGGGTCATTCCATAGAACAGGTACATTACTTAAGTTAGTACCATTTAAATCTATAACATTCTGTGTGGTTGATATGCTTGTGATTTTAAGGTAACCTTCAGAACACAGATTACGTTTTGGCGTATAGCTTACAAGATTTGCTAACTTAATAACACTATCACGGCGTTCGGCTGTGTCTAAGAAATTTTCACGACTATTAAGATCATTACGAAATGCTAGACCTTGACCCATAAAGGCCATAACGTCTAGTAATGCAATATATTCACTACTTTCGATATAATCATTAAATGTTTCTGGATAATAGACACGAAGATAATCTATGAAACTTTTACGCAAAGTTTCATAATCATAGCTAAGGAAATCGGCTTCACGAAAAGTTTGATAGATTGCTTTCCAATCATTTACACCGAACAATGCAGCTTGTCTTGAACTTGTAGCCATAATAAAACTCTGTTTTAGTATTTATCAATATGAAAAACTGGGTTTTTAACTATTGTAATGAAGCTGAGTTTAATCCGCTGTTAAAGAAAACGCTTAAAACTTGCGGATTATTAAAGGGTGCAACAGCTACTTGTAATTCAATTAATATGCCATTTTGCACGGGACTTGCTTTAACTGTATTAACTTGCAATCTAGGATCAAGTGTTGCAACTCTACGTAACTCAACTTCTAATTTGCCCTGTACGTCTGGTGTATTAGGCTCAAATATAAATTCCCATAAACTGGTTCCATACTGCGGTTGTCCTACCTTTTCGCCTATGCGAATGTTTAAAGCGTTCATAAAATCTTGTATTACAAGTTTTTCATCTGTAAGTTTAAACTTTTTTCCATAAACTATGGGTTCTCTAATTCCCCCTGGACCTCCGTCAATTCCATTTACCATGTTGGAAGACTTAGGTTTGTTTGCATTGATTGTACTAAATCCAAGATATTGTGGCATATTCTTTATTTATTAAATGATTGTGCCGTCAGGTAGTACTCTAGCTCCGGGCGGAAGCCTTCTAAATCTTAAATAAAATGCTCTATACTGCTGCGGTATTTGATTTATATTATACTGCGTGGGATTTGTTGGTGTTATAGGTAGTTGTGTACTAACTGCTGTGCTGCTTATTTGATTTTGAGCAGTAAGACTATCTACTTTATTCTTGGCAGCTAATATTTCAGGGCTTCCTTGTGGATAGTTTGAAGCAATAAAGTCATAATCTTTTTTAGCTAAAGCAAGGTTTCTTACCTCAGTGCTTAATGCTTCTGCTTCTTTAGCTTGTAATGCTCTAGTAGATATACCTGCTCCAATAACTGTTGTTGCTCCTGTATTAGTAGTTACTATACCCTGAGCAACTTGATTAACAGTTTGTCCATCAGTGGTAGCATCGTTGATTATATTTTTTGGAATACCACTAACCCCTTGATTTGCAGGATTATTACGATTATTTGCATTAACTCCCCTGTTAAGAACTTGCTGTCTGGCTTTTTCTCTAATCTTGTTTAGTTCTTGTATTTGAAGTTCACTTACTCCCTCAATGAATATAGGAGCAGGTATCTTAGGATCGCCTATAGTGCTTAAAATTTGTTTATTAATACCCGCTCTGTTTACAGTTTTGTTTTTACTTACACCTTTCCTTATTTTACGTTTGCCGCCAAACAATGCTGCTACAGAAGCTACAGCATTCATAACGTTAAACGCAGTGCCTAATGCTGCTGAACCCGCCTGTACTATACTATCAAATCCTGCCTTAGCTGATGAGAAGATACCAGCAATACCTCCTCCTGCTGGACCTCCAAATATTTGTTGAGCAAATTGCCCTGATTTACTTAAACCTACGGTTACTCCAGTTAATTCTCTTGTTTTAGTAGCGAAGCCTACAGCTTTTGAGGCATTCGTAATTGCTGTAAATGTGTCTCTTATTTGTCCTGGTAATACTTTAATAGCTGTACTAATAGTTTGTACTGCGTTATTAATAGTAGTTACGTAACCGCCAATACCAGGTATACTTCCTAACCCGCTAGCAAGAGCATTGCCTGCTAGGCTAAATTGCCCAGCATTTAAAAATAAACCTGCAGCTTTTATACTTTGTGCAGCACCAAGTGCTGTGTTTTGTAGTCCTAACAATTTGGTCTGAGAGGCTAAACCTGCCTGAGCAAAAGCACTGTTAATATTAACTGTACCAGTAATATTATTTTTAAAATTAGCCTTTAATTGATTTGTAAATGTACTGGTATATGTATTAGCAGCGTTAATAAATTGGTTACTGACATAACCAGCCAATCCGCCCTGTTTTGAACCTTTAATACTGAAATTTGTAAATCTTTCTATACCCTTAGCTGCTGCCAATGCACCAAGATTGATTGGCTGTCCGGCTTCTAGTTTGCCAATACCTTCTTTGACAACACTTAGTGCTGCACCGGTAGTGCCTTTATTGTAATCAATTTTACCAGCAAATTTAGGATTTCTTTCCATAAATTGTATTGCTGCTGAAATTGGTTTGTCTGATGAATTCACTGCATTTACAGCTTGATTACCTAAATTTACTGTCTGTGCAATCTTATCTGTTTTACGTGCTATGGTAGCTGCAGTACTGCTACCAGTAGATTGAGCGACCCTACGCGCTACTGCTGCTGTGCTGGTAGTGGCTGCTGCTAATGTAACTCCTGCTTCTTGATTTGGAGCTGCAGTACCTGTTATAACACCAGCTTGTATTAACTCAGTTTGGGCTCTTTGATAAGAAGAATTAGCTGCGCCTGCTTGCGATGTATAACTTGCGATTAATTCTTGGAAGTTTTTAGCTCCTGCTTTGCCAGTAAACAAATTTGTAGCAAAGGCTCGTTCTGGTGGCATACCTTTGTTGATATTATTTTCAATAAGAGTGGCTGCGCCTGGTTTCAATATACCGCCACTTTCCAACTGGCTTATTGGCATTCCAGCAGGTCCTACACGTATTTCCTTTTTTCCATTTACATCAACAATTGCGTAACCGTTTTTATTGCTGCTTGCGAAAGGAGAATTAGCATTAACTTGACTTTGCGCAGCTAACATTGCTCCTGCATTCAAATTATCAATATTTTTACTTACTCCTGATAATGATGGACTGTTTGACATAATGCCACTAGCAATTTGTCCTTCAAGTTGTGCTACTTCTTTGTTAATTTTTGCAACCTGCTCATTTGGAGCATCTGGAAGTGCGCTTGATTTTGACAAATCAACTTTTAAATCAACACCCTTATTACTATCATCCCAAGGATAGTGCGCAGGCACTCTACTACAAATTGATGCCATTGCATTGGGTACGCTAACAAAGCCTTGATCTGGTGTCCATATATTATCAATGTTTGTAACAATATCACTGCCCTTTACATCTTTAGCAATTAATGGACTAGTTAATGTGTTTATTAATACAACTTTACCCTTTATAAATGTTAATAAAGATCCGCTAAAACTAGCTACACCGCCACTTTCTATTGATAATCCTAAACCACCCTTAATAGTCATAATCATACCAGAACTTAAATTATATTCTGAACCAGCTAAATGTTTTGTTTTCTTAGCACTAGTAAGTTCTAAATCGCCGTTAGTATTAATTTTTGTATTTTTGTTGCCATTGATATTAACATCACGATCTGCGTGTATGTTAATATCCCCTTGACTTCTCATGTTAATACTATTGGTAGAGTACATATCAATAGTACCTTCTTTACCAAACTCAATATATGATTGACCATTACTATGAAGTATTGATAAAATCTGATTTTTATCGTGCATCATTATTTGATGCCCGCCAGCAGTTCTAACTCTTACTAATTGGTCTCTACCTAATATATCACCGTCATCCATTACAATGCTATGGCCACCGCGTCTACCTATAACTTTAAGTTGTGATTGATCTATGCCTTCATCTAATGCTTTAGGTAAATTTGTATCATCAAATCCACCTGCATAAATTGGTCTGCCGGGAGTGCTTACTCCCCAACCAACCCTTGATGGACTTTCTCTTGTAGCACTTGAACCTATTACGCCTAAAATAGCATCACGTATTAAACCTTGTTGTTGTAATATTGCCGCAGTATAACTATGTACAGGCGTAGGTTCCTCAAGATAGCTTACGCCAGTTGAAATCGCAGGGTTATTTGTATTAAGTCCAGCTGCTGGTAATCTTACAGCATCTGCCATGCTAGCAGCTTCTCCCTTGTTAGGTACTACATCTTCTCTACCGCCAATAGCAGGCACCATATGTAAAAGTAAAGGATTAGGAATACCCCCTATCCAATAACCTTGACTTGGCTTTCCTTGAACAAATATACATAAAACTCTAGATCCTAAGTCAGGCGGACTATACCACATTCCATAGCTTGACGGATTGGTTTTATAACTACCGTATGTATCCTCTCCGCTTGTAGCTAAAGTAGCCCCAAAGAAAGGACTTAAAAAATAACAAGTTACCCAGCATTTATCGTCCTCAGGATTTGTATTAACGTTTTCGCTGCTTTCTATCCAAACACGAATTGCACCTTGTCTAAAAGGATCAATATTATCTTTGACTACGCCGACTACTGGATAAGGATAGGTTATGGCACTACTGCCACCTGGTTCGCTAGCTGCTGCCGGCTTATTAAGTATTGCCATTCCATCATTCGATTTTACTATTGACATATACTTCTACTCATTAAGGTCCAAATGGTGGATCACCACGCCATCCTAACTTACTTAGTGGATTAGCAAACGGATCTGAATTATTAACTCCGGCTAAAGGATCCAAACTACCAGGACCATAATCATATCTTGTAGGGCCATATCTAGGATTATTGATCGGATTATTATCATCAGTACTAGAATTATTAGTGGGACCTATTCCAAATGGATTTTTTATTCCAGCTCCTTCTCTTGTAGGACTTTGTACTGGTGGCCCTGGTAATTGATCAGGTCTTAATCCTGTTCCGTCTACTGTAGTTCCTACTGGGTCTACTGCAGTGTTAGCGTTACGTTGTCTAATTGCATTAGCTACTGATGCAACGTCCTTAACAATTAGTTGTAAGTCTTGAGTAAATTTTCCTTGACTAAATTTGCTTGTAACTCTAACTACTTCATATACTACCCCAGGACTTATACTAGGATCCTGTTGCATAGTCATACCAATTGATCTATTAATATCAAAAACACCTGTTTGAGTGTTATAATCTTTTCCTTCATAAAACACTATTTCAACAAAATTTTTGCCACCTGTTGGTTTAATAGTAAAGCCATCGCCCCCGTAAAATCTTTGATATAAACTATTAACACTTGTTGATGTAGGCGCAAGATAGTCTGGATCACCTAAAATAGAAATCTTGGCAGTAGCAAATGATTTGTCGTCATAAATCTGTGTTAATATTGTATTTTGACTGGTTAATCCTAAATTTTCTGCAGTTTGTGTACTTTGTCCTGATGGTCTATTTGACAATTGTACGTCAGGACTTATTGCACTTGCATTTAAACCTGCAAGATTTATTTGATAAGCTAAATTAATTTCTTGTTGATAATCTAATACTTCTGTATTTTGACCTGTAAAATAATATCTATAAGATTTTTGTATACCATAAAAATCTTGTTCTGGTACTACGTTATCTGTATATAAAAAAGGTATTTCAAATTTTTCAATCATATATAAAATATCATAAGCCCAACTGTTAATTTTATTATCCCATCTAGGATTACTTAATTCGGGTGTAACACTATACCAATATATTGGCTGTGTATTGTCAATAATTATATCTGGATTTTTATTTTTAGCTTCATAATTATCTTCTATTCTTAATAAGCTTACAGTCATAAAACTACTTTCTTTTATAATTGTTTCTATTGCCTTAACAATTGGAGTATCAGCTTGAAAAGGTATAGTTTTAGTTGACTTATCTGGAAAGGATCTATATTCTGTAAATGGATTACTTTGTTCGCTAGTTTTTGCTCCGCTAGTAGATCCATTATATCTTTGTTCGCTATTATTTCCATCATAAAACATAGGACTGTCTTCTATGCTTTTTGCATCAGGTTTAAATGCAACAGCATAGTGAACCATTTCTAAAATTTTTCCTTGATCAAAAAGCTGTTGTTGTTGTTGATTAAGTGCAGTAAACAATCCTTTGCTGCCCATTAAGCAATCTAAGATAGTTACTCCTTCAACAGTAGTCGGAGGAGGAATATGTCCATATTTTAATCCAAATGCTTGCATAGGCGTAAGTTTAGCTGTGCAATCATATGTGGTAGTTACACCTAATTTAAATGTCACTTTATGAAGAGTGATGTCAAAAAATCTTTCAAATACTCCAGCTGTTATAGATGATCCACTAGCCTCTACTCCTCCCATTACACTTTCTCTACTTTGTATAGGATTTCCAGCTATGTCATAACCATAAAATCTAATTCCTATAACATACTGCATTCTTAATCCGTTTAAGTTAACACTGCCCTGAGAACCTCCAGTGAGTGTAGCATTTAAACTTCTATCATATTGTTGTAATGTGTTTGCTGCTCTAGTCAACTCACTTAGAAAACTAAAGCCATATGGTTCTGTTATGTTAAATGAAACGTCATATTCTGCTGTTGATCCGCCTGTACCACTGCCGGGATTTGCCTGATTTATTACAAGATTATCAATATAATAATCTAATTCCATACCAGGAGCACGATTTTGTTCTGGGCCTAATCCACCGCTCTGTGCTATTAAAAATGTACCGCCACCAGTAGATGCTAATACACGACCGGTAAGAGTATCAAACGCTTCTATGCTTGTTCTACCAGTTGCTAAAAACGCTTGATAGGCATCAGCACTCAACATATAAAGAGATATATTATATGTATAACTTGCAAAATACCCTAACGGGTTCATTAATCTACGACCTATAGTATTAGGTTCAGATCCTACGCCATTGTTAGTATTAGGATTATAATCAGTTACTGGGGTAATTTGTATATTTGCTATATCTTTTGCTAGCTTATTATCAGTTAAGCTAGGAAAAGAATTGCCTTTATAAACGAAATTAAAGTCAGTTTGATTTTTACTTGGGTTTTTAAATTCACCCAAGTCATCTGGTACTCCTCCCTGACTTTTGAAACTGAAAGCCATTTTATATTCCTAATGCGGCTTTTAATGTATCTAGTTTAGGTACATAAATGGATAAACCTGCCACAAAATCAAAATAAGGATCAGGACCTAATACGTTTGGATTACGTGCTGCAAACACCCAATATAATCGTGGGTCCATATATAAATCATAGGCTAACATATCAGGTCTAAATTGATAAACTCTTGGTATTTCAAAATAGATGTCACTCTGATATTTAGGTATTACTCTGTAATTTAAAAAATCCAAATACTTGCCTGTCTTATTAATAGGCGTCATGCTATATGGACTTGTTGAGGGATAAAAATTGTTGATAGCCATTACCAGAAACCTCCACCGTTTCTTCTATTGCCTTGTAACAATGCTCCTGTTGAATATCCTGCCAGACTAAATTCGTTACTAACTTCATTTCTACTTACTACAGGATAGCAAGTAATTGTCAAATTAATAGCTGTTGGAACATATGTAGGCGGGTTACTACCTTGCTGTAAAACACTCCAATCGGGCTCTGGGCTATAACCGCCTTGAGCAATTTGTTTACCTAGCTTCCAAATTTTGTCTACCGGATTACCTTTAATTTGATTATTATATGTGCTTACACCCGGCGCTCCGCCTGCAGTAGGTGTAGCGCGAATATAATTAACATTGGTTGGCAGGTTATATATAAAGCTAGATATTACTAAAGGATGCTGATTGAATTGAAATTCTCCTAATCCATTTAAAAAACATAATGGAGGAGGTGTGCCTGGTTTTACAGTATCATCTAATCCATAAAACATTTTTGTTGCACTGCGGAAAAAGTGTATCACAGCCATTAAATAATTTGCTTCAAAAATGTCCTGAGCAGTGAAATCTGCTTGTATAGTAACTTGTTCCACTGCACTTCCCTTATACGCTAGTACTTTGTAATTACTATGTGTTAGCATCGTATTGTCATAATCTGCAGTATACGTTACATTAATAGTTGGTGTGTATGGAAATATTACACCGTCGGTAGCACGCAGTGGAGCTAAAATACCAACACTATCATCATTGTTATTATATAAAATATTTGGTGACCCGGGAGCTAATGATAGTTTTACTCTCCAATCACCTTGTGCAGCTAAATTCGTTGCGTCCTGTTCTGTAAATCTTACTCTAGCAGTTTCCTCCTCACCCTCTAAACCTACACTAGTTCCAGCACTAAAAGGATTGGGTTGTGTACGTGGAGGTACTCCTGGGGACACCGCAGGGGGAGGGGCTGCTCCTGTTGCTCCGGCAACTGGAGTAGGAATAGCAGGCTTTTTAGAGTTTAAATTTCCTATTAATTTTGATAAATCAGTAATTTGTTGATTTACTGTTTGTTGTGTAGATTTACCCCAACTTTGATCATCAGTAAGTTTTGCATTAGCTGCTTTATTAGTATAATTTAGTGTTTCATTAAGTAGACTATTTGCTTTATCAAATGCGGCTTTAGCTTTTGCTTTGCCTGCATCAATTTCTGCCTTACTAGCATTTCTAGCTATAAGAGCATTAAGTTCACTTATAATATCTTTATTACTACTAACTTGCGGTACAATACTTGCTTTAAGTACAGATAACTCCTTTTTAGTATTTGGCAATCCAGTTTGATCAGGCTTATTATATTCTATAAATTTATATGCATTTTCGCTAAATTTTATTGCGGATTCGCCCTGATCTTCTGCTGCAGTAAAACTTGCTGTAAGCCCCTGTGATTTTAACAGGCCTTTGTTTGCTCTTTCATATGCAGCTATTCTGCTTGTTGCATCTTTGGCTTGATTTTTAGCATTATTAATTTGTAATAGCGCATTTTCTTTAGAAATTTTTCCCTGTCTCCAATCATTTTGTGTACTGGTGGCAATAGTTTGAGACCTAGAAATTATTTCTAGATTTGTACGTAATACATCTGCTGGAGTTTGTGCCATTAATTTATCCTAAAGAAAAACATCTATAAATAGTAATCTCATTGATATTTATCGTCATAAATTCACCAAAATTGTAATAAATTACTTGACACTTTATACAGGGTCGTGTATCATTTTTACAACAAAATTATAAGAGGAACTATGTCTACAGCGAAAAAACCCGTAAATTACTTAAACAATAAAGATATCCTAAAAGAGATACACGCAAGTAAAACCAGCTATTGCAGTTTTTCAAGACAGGAATATCATCAATATGATCTAATCATCGACATGCCGCAGAGCCCATTAGACAAGTCATTAGATCAATTATCTAAACTAAAAAACATCAAAACTGCTAGAGAAACAAGAGCAGCAAGAATTTTTAACCAGACTGGTACTAAAGTCAAATTAAAAGACATACCAATAACCGATTTAGTATTTCGTGTTATGACCTGGGAACATATCCCAGTAAGTCCAAAACAACCACGCAAGGTCATTAAAAAGAAGACAGCAGTAGATATACTTGAATTTGAAGAAAACGAAGAAGAAAGTTTATTTGAAGATTTAGAAATTGAAGATACTAAAGATGAAGTTGATGACATGGTACATGTTAAAGTGAACTTTCCCCCATTTCAACATTACAAGTTAGATGAAACCAATTCAGCAGTATGTGTAGGTAAAAGTCATTGGAAGGGCGGTGTTAAGACAGGCGACTTCAGCAAAGACCACGGCAAGATTTCTGACAAACTAGCACGTATGTTTATCATGCTTTGCGAAAAATATGCCATGAAGTTTAACTGGCGCGGTTACACATACAATGATGAAATGCGTAACAGTGCTATACTTCAATTGACATATGTTGGATTACGTTTCAATGAAGCAAAGAGTGCTAATCCATTCGCTTATTACACTGCTGCTATCACAAATAGTTTCTGCCGCGTACTAAATACCGAAAAGCGTAATCAAAATATTCGTGACGATATCTTAGAGATGAATGGATTGAATCCCAGTTTCACTCGTCAAATGCGTGATCAAAAGTTTAATGTTTATGAAGAATAACCAAAAAACTTTAAGTAAATCAATAACTTATATAAAATATATAGATGTCTAACTTATTTAAGAAGGCAGCAATCTTTACAGATATACATTTTGGTTTAAAGTCAAATAGTTTGGAACATAATCAAGATTGCGCCGATTTCATTGATTGGTTCATAGAAACTGCTAAGGCTGAAGGTTGCGAGACTTGCTTTTTCTTAGGTGATTATAATCACCATCGTGCAAGTATCAATATACATACTATGCAATATGGATTACGTGCATTAGAAAAATTAAATGACAATTTTGATAATGTTTATTTTATTCCCGGCAATCACGATCTTTACTATCGTGATCGCAGGGATATACATAGTGTTGAGTGGGCAAGGCATTTGCCAAACGTTCATATCATCAACGACTGGTTTAGTGAAGACGATGTAACTATCGCACCCTGGCTTGTAGGAGATGAATACAAGAAACTGCTCAAGTTTAAAACAAAATACTTGTTTTCGCATCTTGAGTTGCCACGCTTCTATATGAATGCCATGGTAGAAATGCCAGATCATGGTGAAATTAGCGATGAACATGTAGTTAGATTTGAACAAGTATATTCGGGACACTTTCATAAACGACAGTCACGTAAAAACATCTGGTACATGGGCAATGCTTTCCCACACAACTATGCTGATGCAGGTGACGATGCTAGAGGTATGATGATATTAGAATGGGGAGTTGATCCTATATTCAAATCATGGCCTAAACAGCCCACATTTAGAGTTTATAAACTAAGCGATATATTAGAAAATCCTGAAGGATATCTATTGCCTCGTAGTAGTATTCGTGTGCATCTTGATATTGATATTAGTTATGAAGAGGCAAACTACATAAAAGAAACACTAGTTCCTAAGCATCAATTGCGTGAAATGGCACTAATACCTATGAAACTTGATCAGCACACGCTTGATCTTGCCCCAGGCGAGTTGAAATTTGAAAGCGTTGATCAGATAATTACAGATCAAATTAGCAATATTGAAAGTCAACATTATGACCCTAAAGTGTTACTTGAGATTTATAGAAACCTATGATACTATTAAAAAACATTACATTAAGAAATTTTTTATCTATTGGTGCAGTTACACAGGCTGTGAACTTTGATAGCAAAGAATTAACATTAATACTGGGCGAGAACCTAGATCTAGGAGGGGACGGTGCTAGAAATGGTACTGGCAAGACGACTCTCATCCAGGGTCTTTCATATGTATTGTTTGGTACTCCAATCAATCAAATTCGTAAAGATAACTTAATCAATCGTACTAATGCTAAAGGCATGATGGTTACATTAGAGTTTCAATGTAACGGTATTGATTATAAGATTGAACGCGGTCGTAAACCAAACATACTCAAATTTTATGTAAACAATCAAGAAGAAGAATGTATTAATGATGCTCAGGGTGAGAACAAAGAAACACAAGAACATATTGAACGTGCTATAGGTATGACTCCCGATATGTTTAAACATATTGTGGCACTAAATACATATAGCGAACCATTTTTAGCCATGAAGGCTAATGATCAGCGTAATATTATTGAACAGTTGCTTGGCATCACATTGTTGAGTGAAAAAGCAGAACTAATAAAAGAACAAATCAAAACAACCAAAGACAGTATAACTGAAGAAGAATACAAAGTAAAAGCAATAGAAGAAGCAAATAAACGTATACAAGAACAAATTGAAAACTTAAAACGACGAGCGAAACTTTGGGATGCCAAGCACGACGAAGATTTAAAGAAGTTAACAGAAGACCTTGAAGAACTGCGTAAGTTAGATATTGAAGCTGAACTTCAAGGTCATAAAGATTTAAGTTTATATAATCAAAATAAAAAAGATTTAGCCGATATTGATAAAGCAATCAATAGAGCAGAAACAGATATTGATCGTGAGGAAAAGGCACTTAAGAAAGCTGAAAAAGAATTAAAGTCATTGCAAGACCATAAGTGTCATGCTTGCGGTCAAGATATACATGATGACAAACACAGCAAACTATTAAAAGAACGCGAAAAATTCGTAAAGACCACCGCAGCAACACTTGAAACATTGAATATTGAAATATCTCAGGTACACAAAGCCAAAAAAGAATTAGGTACTTTAGGCAAACCACCAAAACTATATTACGATACAGAGCAAGAGGCGTTCCAACATCGAAGTATGGTTGATAGCCTCGTTAAGTCTATAGATGAAAAAACTAACGATTTAAATCCATATACTGATCAAATATCCGAAATGGAAAATAAGGCGTTACAAGTTGTTGACTTTAACAGTATCAATTCATATAATAGACTTCTTGAACATCAAAAGTTCTTATTAGAGTTACTAACCAGTAAAGACAGTTTTGTACGTAAGAAAATTATTGATCAAAATCTCAGTTATCTCAACGCAAGGCTTACACACTACCTTGATAGGATCGGATTACCTCATCAAGTAATATTTTTAAACGATCTATCTGTTGAGATAACTGAGTATGGACGCGAACTTGATTTTGATAATTTAAGTCGTGGTGAACGCAATAGATTAATACTTGGTTTAAGTTTTGCTTTCCGTGATGTATGGGAAAGTTTATATTGCCAAATTAACACATTATTTATAGATGAACTAATTGACAGCGGTATGGATAGTATCGGTGTTGAAAACAGTATGGCAATACTAAAAGATATGTCACGTAATAGAAACAAATCTGTATGGCTTGTAAGTCATCGTGAGGAACTTGCTGGACGTGTGCCTAGCGTGTTGCGTGTAGTCAAAGAAAATGGATTTACAACATATAACACAACACATGATTTTGTATGAACCTAGCTACGTGGCATTGGCATATTGAAATTAGTAGTAAATGTACTTTAAAATGTACGAGATGCCCTAGAACAGAAGTACCTGATACATTGGTTAATACCGAATTGCATTTGGAATTTTTTAAAAGAAACTTTACTGAAGAGTTTGTAAAAAACAATGTTGAAAGAATAACTTTTTGTGGTGATGACGGAGATCCAATTTACGCACAAGATTTAATTGAAGTTATAAAGTACTTTAAAAAAATAAAACCAATTAGTATTACTATAATAACGAACGGTAGCTATAAAAGTAAAAAATGGTGGGTAGAATTGGGATCAGTACTTGATAGTAATGATCAATTACATTTTAGCATTGATGGCTACGATCAAGATACAAATGTTTTATATAGAGTTAATAGTGATTTTAAAAGCATAATGCAAGGTATTAAAATAATAAGAAGATATAGTAGTTGTTATATGTTTTGGGACCTTATTATTTTTAAATTTAATCAAGATCATATAGACAAAATTACAAATTTAGCAAGAAGTTTAGGCTTTGATTTTTTACAAATTACCAAAAGTAGTAAGTTTGGAAGTATAGATAAAAGATATAACAATGATATATTAGAACCTAGGCCTGAAAATATAGCACAAAGTATGTTATATGAAAAATCTACAATTTGTTTATCAAATAAAAAAATGCCTGAGAATTTTTTAAACAAAGTAAAAAACTTATTTCACCATTTATCTGAAAATGAAACTATAACTCCATTATGTTTTACTGGGGTAAAAGGTTTATTTATAAACAGTCAAGGAGATTTTTTTCCCTGTTGTTGGGTAGCTAATAGATATGATCAAAATAGTAATTGGTTACAGTTAGGCAAAAAGTTTAACTTGTATAAAGAAAATTTGCAAGATGTTTTACATAATATTTTATGGCAAACTAAATTTTATAACAACCATTCAACTTGTAACCATAAGTGTAGTAAACAAAGAACATTAATAAATTCTAGCTTTAATTTTTAAAGATAACTAACAATATGCCTAATCCACAAAAACAAAAAGGATCAAGTTTTGAGCGTGAGATTGCTATTTTTTTAAGCGATTTATATAAAGAAAGCTTTATACGTGCTCCTGGCAGCGGTGCATATGTGGGCGGCAAAAATCAAGTTCGTACACAGATATTACACGAAGGCCAAATACGTAGTTTTAAGGGTGACATTGTTCCAGGACAGAGTTTCCCAAAATTTAATGCTGAGTGTAAATCATATGCTGATTTTCCGTTCCATTTAGTTCTTGCAGGTGACTGCAAGGTATTAGATGCGTGGTTAGAGCAAATGGTGGGCGTTAGCGAACAGGGCGACATGAATATACTTTTCATGAAGTTCAATAGAAAAGGCAAATTCGTAGTAGTGCAATCAAATAAAACATGGGTAACTGATCAGTTCCTATATTATACATCAGCTAAACAGGGCGACTGGATTATTATAGAATTTGATCATTTTTTTAAATTAAATAAAGACTTATTAAAACTATACTCAGGCACAAAAGACACCACGTCAGACACTGCACAAAATCAAATTATATCAAATCTTAAAACAACTCATATGATTTAAAATTTGTTTGGTCGAGGTTCCTCGACTCTCCTTGAGCAAGTCTAGTTTACTAGTAACCTGCAGATCTGGAGTATAGACACAATTTTGTGTCGTATACCGAGAGGGCAATCGACAGGTTCGCGAACCCTCAATGAGCTTATAATTAATTTGTCTAGATGTTATAAGACATGCGTTGCTAGAGTTTAAACTCTACTACATGCCATAAACTTTATAGAGTAACCGGTAGCGTTATACAGCATAACAAGCTAGTATGACGGGCATAGACAACATGGGGACGGGCAGGCAAGTCTGACCTATGGTAGTGCTGTTATAGCACTACCATGGGTTCAAAGCGGCAAGTAATTTAAATCCATATAATAATTTAAAACATACTGAGTGAGCGAAGCGAACGAAGTAGTTGTCTGAAGGACAACTCTAAAAGAAAGGCAGTTGAGTTTTCTTAGTAGTCTCCAAATTATTTTCTATTAATTCATTAAGTATTTGTCTTTCTTTCCCAGACATATTGAGTATGTCCTGATAAGAACTACCGCCGCGCATATACCATGCCATAGTCATGGCTGATTTTCTTATTTCGTCGCAGTCTTTTTCGTAATTTTCTACAAGCTTCACTACTTCTTCAGAACGAAGAGTGAGAAGCTTTACCCGAAAAAATCGGTAACGTTTAACGTGAATGGTTGCTTATATTGGTTATTACAGTTACTGCACTTTATATCAAAAGGCTTTAGTTCACTAGCTGAACGTAAGTTTCCATTGTGATCACGTATTGTATTAAAAGTGATTTTATCACAATTGGTTAAAAAGTCTAATATATAATCCTTTTGATCAACAACAGTATTAGGAGTTCTTATATAGACAATTGTTTTAGCAAGTATTTTAATAGTTAAATTAGTAATATCTGTTAAAGCACGTTGTGTTAGTTTAGCTTTATTTTCATCATCTTGTTCCATTTCTACTGCTGCTAATATCTTTTGTGCTTCAAACATTCCCATGTTTGCTTCATTCATTTCTCTAAATATTAAAGGTCGAAATTTGAATGTAAGATCGCCGATTACTAATTCGGTATCGTAATCACCTGCTTTAATATTACTTAATAATCCAATTAAATCTAGACCATATGTTGCTACATTTGAACATGCTGGGCATGTGGACTCTACTTCCATAGTGTGTGATCCTGCAGCGGCACGTATTGCTACTAATGTAGCATCTAAATCTACGCTACTAATGGACCACGGATCTTTGATATCAGGAACACAACTTTTAATTAATTCATAAATTGCTGTACCATTAAACAATGCGTCCGGCGTTTTTGCAGTTATTTCATCTATGGCAGTCATTGGATATATTGGAAGTTCGCCTGTATCTGGCATAGTTAATGTTTCAGGTGCATATCCTTTTCCGTTGCTGGGTAATTTTAAGTAAATTGCCGGTCTACGAAAATACTGTTTTAATGGGTTATTAATATCTGACATAAGTTCCTCAATTAGGTGTTTTTCCAAATACTAAATAATAGTACAACGATATTTATCTATCGAAAAAAGGCGACTAAAATAACATGGATGAAGAACTGAATAAAGAAAATATTGCAAATTTAAATCAAAGTTTGCAAGATTTACAACGCCTTATGCAGCAACAAACTGGACTGATGCGCCAGCAAAATCAATTATCATTTTTACAACTAAATGCATCGGAACGTGCTAAGATAAAACTTGATGAGTTTGGGCAAACAATAGCTGAAGATGATAAAATTGTTCAAGCTCATATAAAACAAATTGAATTGACTAATCAACGTATGGCTGCATTGCGCGGCGCGTTTGATAATGTAACTTTAGGTGCTAAAAGTCTTTTTAATGCATTGACAGAAGCCAGCGGCGGAGTTGTCAAATATAAAGGTGTATTAGATAGTGTAGGCGGTGTATTTGACAATTTAATCAAAGGTTTTGGTCCTCAAAGTCAAATCCTTAATAATGGGTTACAATACACAGCTAAAGCATTGGTTGGTTTAGGCGGCTTAGTATTAGATCAAACTCAATACATGATTAAGTCTATGGACACCGTTGCTGGACTGGGTGTCACTAGTGGTATATCAGCTAATCAATTAAGATTATTAGGTGAGAATGCTGGTTATAGTTACACTAACTTAGAAAAATTTGCTGCAATAACAGCTAAAGCAGGTAGAGACTTACGTGCTATGGGCGGTAGTTCTAGTGCCGGTATAGTAGCATTTACAAGATTTGTATCTATTGGCGATGAACAATACAAAAAGTATAGAGCATTAGGAATTGAGCAAGATGCAGTAACAGAAATGATGCGTGAATTAGCATCAATACAAATTAGAAGTGGACAGGCTACAGGTCGTGGCGCAGGCGCAATGGATCGCTTGCAAAGCTCAACACTTAAATTAATTGATAACATGTTGGCACTTGCTGACATTACAGGTATTAGTGTAGACGAACAAAAGAAAGGTTTAGAATTTGCTGCTCAAAATAGGAATTTCCAATTGTTTGCAGCAAGAGAAAGTATAAGAGCAGCGCAACTAAGAAAAACGAACACACCAGAGGCAAATAGAGAAGCGGATTTACTAGAAGCTAAAGCCAGTTCAAAACGTCAAATTGCAGGTTTAATTCGTCAAGAATTCGGAGAAGAAATCGCAACAGGGTTCTTACAAAGAGCAGCAGGAACAAAAACTGGAGCATTAACAGAACAAAGTGTTCCATTAGAACTTTTACTAAGAGAACAGGGTGGCGCAGCTAAATTTATAGATGCAATTAATAATGCAATATCACCTGAAGAAGCACAAAAAGCAACTTTAAACTTACGTGCAGCTATATTAACAGCAACACAAAGACAGATAGAACTTGGCAAAAGTTTTGAAGGTTTAGGACAAGCAGAAATTGATTTTCAAGAAACGTTTGGTGTATTTGGCGCTGGTGTAGAAACTGTAGTGCGCAATCTTGATCCTGAAAAGATTAGACAATCAGTAGAACAAGCGGGTACAGGCTTCACCGACGCATTTAATAGCTCTATGGAGAAATTGAGCAGATTAACAAATGCACAAGGTGAATTTGTAGGAAAGGCAAATGATAATATAATGAATGCTGCTGCCTCTATTGCAGCTTTTGAAAGATATGCGACATTGCAGCTTGCAACTATTATTGCAAGCATGAACCCTTTAATAGGTAATGCTACCAGTGCTGCAGCGAAATTGATAGCAGTCAGTGTCGCTGCAGGCGCTGCAGCTGCCGCGTTAACTGCTTTCGCATATAAACTATTACGAACTCCAACTAGTCCCGCACCTGTCCCCGGTAGTCCTACAGGTACTGGGGGTCCAGGCAAACCAGGCGGAAAAGTTGAAAAACGCACAGATAAACGCGGAAGAGATTATTATGTTGATACTGCTACAGGTAAAAGAGTATCTAAGGAGACAGGTGAAGCAGCAAGTAGAAAACTCAAACTCAAACCAGGCGCATTATTAAGAGGTGGAGGCGGCATTGCAACATCTTTGTTAGCTCCATATGCTGTTGATGCAGTAGGAGGTGAAAGTAGTACAGCTGGCGCACTTACAAACATACTAGCTCAAACAGGTGGCATGGCAATGACAGGGGGAGCGGTTGGGTCAGCATTTGCTGGTGTTGGGGCACTCCCTGGTGCTATTATTGGTGGTGCTTTAGGTTTAGGTACTGGATTATACCAAAGTGGCGGAGTATTGCTTGACAACCTTTTTGGGAAAAAGACATCTGCAGTTGATGTAGATGAACAATCACAAGATCAGCATAAAGAAAATCTTGAGCAAATGGAACGTGAATTAGGTATAGGCGAAACACAGATTGAAGAAATGCAAAAATCAGTAGATTTGGCATATCAACAATTACGAGAATTAGTTAAAATAGGAGATGGAATAAATGACTTAACGCAAAAGATGCAAGAAGGATCTACTGAAGATATGGCTCAAAAGTTTATTGATGAGGGCGGACAAATATTTAAGGATAAAGTTATAGATCCTGCAGGCAATACAGTATGGTCGGCTACTGATGCTTTCTTAAAAAGGCAAAGTACAATGATGGGAACCGCTCAACGTTATTATACGGAAAGTGAAAAGCGACAACAGTATCAAAGAGAAAGAGCAGGGTCTACCCCACAATTGAACCGTCTAGCGGATGCAAGCACGCAAACTTTTGAACAATACACAAAGAATTTTGATAAAGGTGCAAGACCAACCAGATCCTTTGATGTAGGCACAGATAGCGGAGGTGGTACAATGGGGGCTGTTCCAGTACTGCCAACTTCACCTGGACTTAACTTTAACGCTAGGGGAGAGTTCGATAATTCTGCTCGGCTATCTACGGGTGGCACAAGTAGTAGTTCAGGACCAGGACAAGTAGATTTAACAAATGTCACATCAAAAAACGGTGCTTCGGCTAGTGTAAATAAAAAGTTTCAAAATCAATTTCAAGGATTAATTGATGATCTTGAAAAAACTGGATACAAAATTACTAGAATTGATGGATATAACAGAAGAAAAGTTGCCGGGACCAATCAATGGAGTAGTCATGCTTATGGAGCTGCTATAGATATAAATCCAACAAAAAATATGCCAGGCCAAGCAGGAGATCTACCCGTTAATGCCGCCGCTATTGCAGCCAAATATGGTTTAGGTTGGGGCGGAAATTTTAGAAATAATCCTGATCCAATGCATTTTAGTGCAAGGCATAATGAAGGTGGAAGCTTCCAAGCAAGATATGGAGCTATGCTAGAAGGCCCTATGAGTGGCTATCAATCTAATATGACATATCACGGTACTGAAATAATAAGTCCTGCTCCTAGAGATAGCATATTACAAAAATACTTTACTGAAACTGCAACTAGTGAAAATAAACCTGTAGTCGCAGCAGATATTGGAGCATTGGTAAATACACAAAATAATACATTTAGAGAATTACTACGTGTTCAGCGTGAAAATTTTGGTAAGCAGCAATTACTTGTAGAAAAATTGGAAACAATATCTGATACACTAAAATCTAGCCAGCAAACACAAACTGACATTTTAAGATATACTAGGTCGTAATCATAAATATTCTTATTAATAGAATTAGACAATGTCCTATACAAGAAAGTTTTTAAATAAGTCAGGTTTCAGCAGTCCTATTTCTGGTATAAACAGCAATACGGGGGCTTGGAACAGTAATGCTGGTCAAAATGGTTACCAAAATGGCGGTTGGAATAATACTGATTTTGGTTATAAAAATTACATGAGTAGACTGCCAGAAGTTTACACAGGTCACCCTAATCGTATTGAACGTTATAACCAATATGAAATGATGGACGTTGATGCTGAAATTAACGCATGTCTAGATATTATAGCAGAGTTTAGCACACAAAAAAATCAACATAATAAAACACCATTTCAATTTGAATTTAAAGATGATCCAACCACTCATGAAGTAAAAATACTTACTACTCAATTACAACAATGGTGTAAATTAAATGAGCTTGATCAAAGAGTTTTTAAAATATTCCGTAATGTTATAAAGTATGGAGATCAAGTATTTGTTCGTGACCCTGAAAACTTTAAGTTATATTGGGTCGATATGGTCAAGGTTATTAAAGTCATAGTTAATGAAAGCGAAGGCAAACTACCAGAACAATATGTCATCAAAGATTTAAATATTAATTTACAAAATTTATCAGTAGCTCAAAAAACAAATACAGATTTTGCAGCTAATCCTGCTACAGGCTTAGGTGGTACTGGCGGCGGCACTAATACACCATATACTGTTCCTGCTATGCCATATAATACGACAGGTAGCCGCTTTACATTAGGTCAAAGCGAAATGGCTATTGATGCAAAACACATAGTGCATCTAAGCCTAACAGAAGGTCTAGATCGTTTTTGGCCATTTGGTCAAAGTATATTAGAAAATATTTTTAAAGTTTATAAACAAAAAGAATTGCTTGAAGATGCCGTACTAATATATCGTGTACAACGTGCGCCTGAACGTAGACTGTTTAAAATTGACGTAGGTAATATGCCAAGTCATATGGCTATGGCATTTGTAGAACGTATTAAAAACGAAATACATCAACGACGAATTCCTAGTGTGTATGGGGGCGCATCAATAGTAGACGCTACATATAATCCACTCTCAATGAATGAAGATTACTTCTTTCCAGTCACCGCAGACGGTCGCGGATCAAGTGTAGAAGTCATGCCAGGTGGGCAGAATTTAGGAGAGATTGACGATCTGCGTTATTTTAATAATAGGCTAGCGCGTGGATTACGTGTACCAAGTAGTTATTTACCGACTGGGCCAGATGATAGTGATAGAATATTAAATGATGGCAAGGTCGGCACTGCATTAATTCAAGAATATAGATTTAATCAATATTGCGAACGACTTCAAAACTATATTGCATTGACATTAGATGAAGAGTTTAAATTATTTTTACGTTGGCGCGGATTTAATATTGATCCAGGACTTTTTACATTATCATTTAATGCCCCCCAAAATTTTGCAAGCTATCGTCAAAGTGAATTGGATACAGCAAGAGTTAACACATTTACAGCCGTAGAAGCATTTCCTTACTTAAGTAAAAGATTTTTACTTGAACGTTTCTTGGGATTAAGTGAAGAAGAAATTGCTAAAAACGAGAAAATGTGGAGAGAAGAAAACGATAAAGACGAAGTTGAACCTCCAACAGGAAAAGATTTACGTAGTGTGGGTGTAAGTGTAAGTGATATTGAAAGTGATGAAAAGACAGGTGAAGAACTAGAAACTGCATCTCAGGGCAATGAAGCATTGCCGCCAGAAGTTGCAGGTCCGGTAAGTACTGCACCCCCCGGAGCAACACCTGCAGCAGGTGCAGCAGCACCTGCTACTCCGGGCACAGTCGCATAAATAATATTATGAAACTGTTTGAGATGTTTGACCCGCCAATAGCCGGTTATCAGGATGTATCAACTGATAATAGCCGTCCTATGAAAAAAACAAGCAGAAAAACTAAATTAACATTAAGTCAAATACGCAAGTTACGCAGAATGATTGACGTAAGAAATTACGAACGAAAAGAGCATTTGGGCAAAATGCGCGAACAATATGGATTAAAAGCTGAAGCTCAAGCCCCTCAACTATAAAAAATTCCTAAAAACGCAAAAAAATAGCACTTATTGAGTACTTTTTTTAACTACTCACTAAATAATTCTACAAAGCCATTAACCAGGAGAAATTACAATGGAAAACAGGAAATTTGAGGAACTCATTGACCTCATAATCAATGAAAATGAAGATAAGGCGCGTGAAGTATTTCATGAAATCGTAGTTGAGAAATCACGCGAAATTTATGAAAATATCATGGCTGAAGAAATGGGCATGGACGAGATGGTTGGTCAAACAGGCGGACTTCTTGATGAACTTCAAGCTGAGGTAGCTAGCGAAGAGGCTGGCGGTGTAGAAGAAGGTGAGGAAGCCGATGTAGATTTTGACGATGAAGCAGAAGAAGACGGTAAAGAAGAAACACATGATCTTGAAAAAGCTCATGACGACGAGGAAAACGATGCAGAAGATTTAGAAGATCGTGTCGCTGACGTAGAAGATAAACTGGATGAATTAATGGCTGAATTTGAGCAAATCATGAACGGCGGTGATATGTCAAACGAAGACATGTACCAAGAAGAAATGGGCTCAGAAAAAATGATGGACGAAGGCGATCATCCCATGGAAGAAGAAATGGAAGCCGATGACACTGTAGAAGAAGACATTATTGCTGAAGGTACAACTTTAACTAAAGTAAAAGTACCAGCAGGCGGTGACAACGGTGATCAGAAAAAGAGCCCGGTAACAGCAAATTCAGGTGCAAAGGGCATGGACAGCAAACCTGTTAAATTCTCAGGTGATGCTGAAACTGTACCAACAGGTCCAAAGGGTCCATCCAATGCATATGCTAAGGGCGAAAAACCTCTACCAGGCGCTGGATCATTCAAAAATGTACCAGGTGGTTCTAAGGCAAAATTAGAAAATGCCCCAAAACCTAAGCACGGTGATGATGGTGCTAATAAAGTTAGCCCAGTGGCAAAAAAATAATTAAGAGTAACTTGGAGACAAATGGCTTTGTATCTAAAGGAACACTTAACATTCGATAGAGCGAATATAGTCGTGGAGTCGGTCTCAGAACAGGGCACCGAGCTGAAGACCCTTTATATGAAGGGCATCTTCATTCAGGGCGGGGTAAAGAACGCTAATGAGCGTGTTTATCCCGTTGCTGAAATTGAGACTGCAGTGGAAACATTAAACAAGCAGATCGTAGAAGGTTATTCAGTACTAGGCGAGGTCGATCACCCAGATGATTTAAAAATTAATTTAGATCGTGTAAGTCACATGATTACAAGCATGTGGATGGACGGGCCGAACGGCTACGGCAAATTAAAGATTTTACCAACTCCAATGGGTCAACTTGTAAAGACTATGTTGGAGAGTGGTGTTAAACTAGGCGTTTCAAGTCGCGGATCAGGTAATGTAAGTGACTTGAACGGTAAGGTAAGTGATTTTGA